CTTAATACAGACTTCGTAGATACTAAGATTGGCGCACAGGACATGACATCACTAATGGGTGCGTGGCAGTCAGGCGCAATCTCACACGAAACATTCCTATACAACATGAAGCGTGGAGAAATCCTAGAGCCTGATGTAAGCATTGAGGATGAGAAAGACCGCATTGATGTACAGGCAGGTGAACTTGAATAATGTCAGTCAATGACACAATCCTTGATGAGATTACAGGACACTCAGTAGACTTACAACGTCTTGAAGCCTCAGTAAAAAAGGATATACGCAAAGAGCTAAAGAAGCTAGAAAAGACTTTAGTAGCTGATATTCAGAACTCAGGCATGGTTGATGCTGTAAGAGAACAGACCAAGGTTAAGCGCATGAAGGCTTTACTGAAGCAGACGCGTGAAACTATCAAGACCACGTACAAGCAAGTAGCCAAAGAACACGCTAAGACATTAGCCAATGTAGCATCTATTGCTGAGAAGCAAGCAGTATCGGCATTGAATAAGTCTATCAATTTCAAGGTGGCATCGGTAGGCATGAGTACGCAGATGTTGAAGGCTATCGCAGGCAACACATTGTTTGAAGGCGCTCAGTCAGCAGAATGGTGGTCAAGACGCTCAGAAGCATTTCACCTAAGATTCTCTGACACTGTTCGTCAAGGAATGATGAGGGGTGACTCTACAAGCGTTATCACTAAGAATCTTATAGGCACATCACCTAACAAGTTTAAGGATGGAGCATTACAAGCTAACAGACGAAGCGCTGAGGCATTAGTAAGAACCTCTATCCAAGCAGTAGCAAACGAATCACGATTAATGACTTATGCTGATAATGACGATATTATCAAAAGCATTGAGTGGGTATCAACACTAGACTCAAGAACATCAAACACCTGTAAAGGACTAGACGGCTTAACGTGGTCGAACCCTGACAAAACACCTATCAATCATGGAATTAATTTTCCGGGGGTAACAGCTCATTGGGGTTGTCGTTCAACGCAAGTGCCAATCGTTAAGAGTTGGGAAGAGTTGGGCGCAAAGGGAGACTTTAACGAACTTCCCGAATCAACTAGAGCAAGCATGGACGGTCAAGTATCAGACAAGCTAGGCTATGAGGGTTGGTTAAAAGGAAAATCAGAGGTATTTCAAAAAGAGGCACTAGGCGCTAAGAAGTTTGATTTGTGGAAAAAAGGCAATATGAAGTTCACAGACTTGGTTAATCAGTCGGGTAATCCACTCACTGTTGAGCAGTTGGTTGTTAAGTTAGATAAGCCTACTAAGATTGTTAAGGCAGTAGTGCCTAATCCTAAATTTGGGGCAGAAAAAGAATTAGATGAGTTTGTGGCAGATATTACAGACGAAGCTAAAAAAGTTATTAACATATTGCCTAAGCCTAAAGGGTTTAAAGAAGGAGCAGGACTATATCACACGCTTGAGCATATTGTTCAATCTCCTAGAAGTAGGGGTTTTGAGGCAAATAGAGAAGTATTTTTGCATGAGTACGGTCACTACATAGATAATATATTAGAGGTTGGCGAAGATGGCGCTAATAAGTATTTCATCACCCACTTCGCATCAAAGAAGAGGTTGTTTGACTCTTCTGCTACAGACGCTAAAGAGTTAGGAATCGGTCTTAGAATGAGGGGGCAAAATGAAAAACTAGTTGATTTAAGAATTAAGCTAACTGATTTTGTCCAAAAAACCGCTCGTGGTGAGCAAAGAAAGTTAAAACATCATGCGTATGGAAATATCTCGGACATTATTGATAGTATGTCACGAGGAAAGTTCTACAACAGGCATCACATGCCGGGTCACGGTGTTAGTTATTACAAGAGTGTAGAGAGTCAAATGACTGAGAACTTTGCCAACCTATTTATGTTGTGGGCAGATAAAACACATTGGAAGTTCACTAAAAGTATGTTTCCAACTTTGACAAAAGAGTTTGAGTTAATTATGGCTGAAGTTCTTGAGACAGGGAAGATTGCTAAAGTTGTTGACAAGGTTGAAGAGGTTGCCAAGCGCTCTTACAAAGACGTAGCACCATTAAGTAAGAAAACAATGAAGGCAGTAGAGCAAGCTAAACAGAATGTTGATGATGTAATTGCTAAGGCTAGACGTGATTTTACTAAAGATTACAAAATATATCACGGTGGTAATACTGAGTTTGTTGCTAAATTAAGGAAAGACCCTAATGACTTCAAAACTCTTTCAGGCTCTCAGAAAGAAGCAGGAACGGGTGGTAACAGATTAGGTCTTAGTACATCAACAAACCGTGAGATGGCTAGTGACTTTGCTATGAGTCAGGGTGGCGATGTGGTTACTTTGTACATTTACCCTGATGCTAGAATATTGAACTATAAAGGTAGGGGTGGTGAGTTCTTAGACGACCTATCAGAGAAAGAGTTAAAAAAGCTTGCTAAGGACTACGATGTTGTTAGAGATGTGAATAACATTGGTGGCGAAAACGAGTTGCGTATTTTAAATCCTGAAGTATTAGGCACTAAGAAGCAAGTTGAATCTTATTTTAATATTTATAAAGAGGATGCTTTAAGGCGTGAAATTGTTGGAGAGGTGGCTGATAAGGTAGTTAAGAAGGTGGTCAAGATAGTTGATAAAACGCCTGCAGACTTAGGTCTGCTAGACCGCACCAAGTTAAAGAAACTAAAAGCAAAAGAGACTGATGAAGGTTTAACTCTACTTGAGAAAGAGACAGTAAAAAGATTAGAGAAAAAACGAGCAGATATTATTAAAAAGGCAAAAGAGGAGTTAGGCTAATGGATATTATGGGAACTCTTAAAGAAGAGCATATTGAAAAATACGGTGTTGAGGCTAATGTAATAGGACTACTGTGGAATCAGATTGACAAACAGATTGAACTGTTAATTAAGGCTGTTGAAGGTGATAAGCCTTACGATGAGTATTTAATGCTAACCAAGGAAGAGAAAAAAGACTTCGATGAAGGTAACTTGGTTTTTTAGTTTAATCTAACCAAAATAGGTTGTATAATAGCGTTGTCAGAGACAATTTAATTATTCGGAGAATAAAGCATGAGCGATACAGACGACAAGACATACTCAGAAGACGAGTACAACTCACTAAAGACTAAACTAGACGACTTCCGTGGAAACAACGTAAAGTTAATGAAAGACATGGAAACACTAAGCGCTAAGTTTGACGGCATTGATGTTGATAGTTATAACGACATGGTTAAACAACAACAAGCCAACAAAGATAAGAAGCTAATAGACGCAGGAAAGATTGATGAGCTACTAGATGAGCGCACAAAGTCTATGGTGTTACACCACAACAAAGAATTAGAGAAAATCAAAGGTCTTAACGGTACTTTGAATAAGCAGTTAGAGACACTTGTGATTGATAACGCTGTAAGAGACTCAGCAAGCAAATCAGGTGTTGTAGATACAGGCATAGACGATGTACTACTACGCTCTCAATCTGTATTCTCATTGAAAGAAGGCAAGGCTGTACCACATGACCAAAACGGTAACGTAATATACGGTGAAGGCACAAGCGAGCCAATGTCAGTACAAGAATGGGTCAAAGGTCAAATGGAAGTAGCACCGCATTTATTCAAGTCATCACAAGGTGGTGGCTCAGAACACGGTAGGAACTTTTCAGGCTCAGGCGCGAAAGAATTATCAGCATTAGAGAAGTTGCAAGTAGGGTTCGCCAAATAGGTTGACACTGTTTGTCTTTTATGTTGTAATACACCCAACTGCCATAGAATGGCAATTGAACCCTACATATAACCCGTGGTGATATAGTAGCAGAATATTTTTTTACTGCCCTATAACTAAAACGGGGCATATTATAGGAGATTCCTTATGGCATCTGTAACTCTTGCTGAATCAGCAAAACTATCACAGGACATGCTTGTAGCCGGCGTTATTGAAAACGTCATTACAGTCAATCCTTTTTATGACATCTTACCATTTCAATCAATTGATGGTAACTCACTAGCTTACAACCGTGAAAACGCATTAGGTGCTTCACAGTGGACAGGCGTAGGTGACTCAATCGCAGCAGGTAAAGCAGCAGCGACTTTCACTCAAGTGACTACTAGCTTAACTACACTTGTAGGTGACGCTGAGATTAACGGCTTAATCCAAGCTACACGTTCAAACTTGACAGACCAAAAAGCGGCACAAGTTGCTTCTAAAGCTAAGTCAATTGGTCGTGCTTACCAAGACAAACTAATCAATGGTACGGGTTCTAGTAACCAAATCACAGGTTTGTTGTCTTTAGCTACATCAGCACAAACTAAGACAGGCGCAACTAACGGTTCTGCTTTATCTTATGACTTGTTAGATGAGACTTTAGACAAGGTAACTGACAAAGACGGTACTGTTGACTACATG